AAACAATTCGCGTAGCAGGTGGTTCTGTTGCGGTGGAAACTGTCGACGGTGCAATTATTGGTATCGTTGGTACAGCACCTGTCGGCGCGGTGAATGAATTGACAGTCTGTCAAACGACCAAAGATTTTTCAAAATTTGGCGTAGTCGTAGGCAAGGGCTTCACCCTTCCTGATGCGTTTGATGTTTTATCGCGCTATTCAGCGGGTAAAGTGTATGTGGTCAATGTTTTAGATCCGGCAAAACACAAAACAAGCGTTACCGATGAAGCATTAACGCAAGATGCAAACACCTTGCGCGCTAAAACAGCGCATCCTGGCCTTTTAAATTTAACCTTAAGCACCGACCGCCCTTTGACACTCGGTCAAGACTATGCGGTAGATTTGCAAACAGGTGAAATTACGTTAAAAGCAAAACACGAAACCTTAAAAGCGACTTATGAATACGCCGACCCAACAAAAGTAACGGAAGACGACATCAAAGGCGGTATTGATTCTGCAACCGGTAAACGCAAAGGATTTGAGTTGTTGCGCGATGGCTTTAACCTATACGGTGCTGACGCGAAGATTTTAATCTGCCCTGAGTTTGATAAAACAGCAAGCTGCGCGGCGGCTTTAACCACGCTCGCAGAACAGTTGAAAGCGGTGGCTTATGTGCAATTACCAAAAGGCACAAGTCTTTCTGATGCAATCAAAGGCCGTGGCCCATTGGGTACAATCAACGCGTCTGCAAGCACAGAGCGTGCGCGCCACTTCTTCCCTTATGCTATCGGCTCAAGCAATACGTTAGAAAGCCTTGCGGTGCATGCGGCTGGCTTACGAATGAAAACCGATACCGAAAACGGGTACTGGTTCTCGACATCAAACCGCCCATTACAAGGGGTGATTGGCATGGAAATCCCACTGACTGCGCGCGTTGATGATGAACAATCAGAGACCAACCAGTTAAATGCGGTGGGTATTACAACCATTTTCAACAGCTTCGGTACAGGTTTCAGATTATGGGGTAACCGCTCATCAAATTATCCGACCGTAACGCATATCATCAACTTTGAAACCGCGCTTCGCACCGGAGACTTAATTGATGAAAGCATCCGCCGCACAGAGTTGCAATTCATTGACCGTCCAATCGATGATGCATTAATTGACAGCTTACTTGAAACGGTAGATACCTATTTGCGTGCGCTTCCGAGTATTGTGGGCTATAGCGTAAGTCTTGATTATGACACTGATTTAGTTGATGAATTCAGCAAGGGTCACGTGCCGTTAGTTTATGACTACACCCCTAAACTTCCAGCGGAATTGATTTCGAACAAGTCCGTCATGACCCGTAAATACTTAGTGAATTTAGTTTCACAACGCTAAGGAGTAAAAACCGATGAGTATTTCTATTAATCAAATCGTCAACGGCAACGTGTACATTAACGGTAACAGTCAAATGGGGCGTGCGAATGAAGTGAAAATCCCGGACATTGAGTTTGAAAAGGTTTCCCACAAAGGCTTAGGGCTGCATGGTGAGATTAAACTTCCGGCCGGCACGAACGCTATCGAAGCAGAAATCACCTGGGATAGCTTTTACCCGGAAGTGCGCGCGTTGTTGTTGAACCCTTATAAAAATTCACAGCTAATGATCCGCTCAAACCTCCAGGTGTTTGATTCACGCGGGTTGGCTGCTGAAGAGCCGATGGTGACCATTATGAATGTGTCAGCCAGCAAAATTGGTGGTACGGCGCAGAAAAATAAAGAGAATTCAGAGTTTGGTGATACGGTAGATGTTTATTCAATCAAACAGACCGTAGCCGGCAAAGAGATCTTATTTATTGATGTGCTTGCAAATATCTACCGTGTAAACGGCCAAGATGTGTTGCAAAAATACCGCACTAATATCGGTCAATAAAGGGGTGAAAACCTTTAAATCTATTTAAAATCATTCAACCGGTCAAAGTTGTATTCTCCTTTGTGAAGTTAAACAAATCTACTCACAAAGGAGTTTTTTTATGTCTGAAACCATTCTTAAATTAGAGTTTCCATTCCCTGACGGACAAGGAAATACCATCACCGAGTTAAAAATTCGCCGTCCGAAAGTGCGCGATATTCGCAAAATGACAGGTAAAACCGAAACCGAAATGGCGGTGAGTTTGCTTGCAATCGTAACAGGCTTAGTGCCTGAAGATATTGACGAGCTTGATATTGCCGACTTCCAAGCAGCATCAAAAATTGTTGAGAAAATGCAAAAGGGAAAGTAGTCGCGGAAAGCCTTAATGCAGCCCTGGCCGACTTGGCCTTTTGGTTTGGATTCCAGCCAAGCGAGCTGGAAGAGATGACGCTTGATGAAGTGGAACGTTGGATTATTCAAGCGGAGCGGCAGATAAAAGCAAGGTACACAAAAGCCGCTATTTAAGCGGCTTTTTATTTAGTGTTTAAGTAGGGTTTGAAGCGTGGTGAATAAGCCAAAAAGCGAGATGATAATAACTCTACACGAAAACATCACCAGGAAGCCGACCAATATCCACGGTAGTGCAAATAAAAAAGCAGATACGCAAACGGAAATCCATGAGAGCGAGTTACTTTCTGAATAAAAAACTAAAAAATGATAAAGGCTGCCGAGATAACTTAAAACAAGTGCAAGCAATAAAACAGCCTGTGTGTTTTCCACCCATTTTTCTCTTGTCATTTCTTCCTCCTTATTAATTAAACAGGACTATAAAACATGTCAAACAATCTAGCAATAGGATTAGTCATTACCGCCGGCGTGACAGGTGCGGTTAAGGGCATCCGTTCTGTTTGCAATAGTTTTAAAATATTGCAAGACCAAAGCCTTAGTACGTCTAAAAAAATGGGCGCATTGGCTAAAACTGGAGTGGCCGGGTTTACAGCACTGGCGTCATCCGTTACAGCCACTATGGGGACTATTCGCGGACTAGCCGACCCCGCAATTAAATTTGAAAGCGCAATGGCCGATGTTAAAAAGGTCGTGAACTTTGACACCCCTGCTCAATTCAAAGAAATGGGCGACGATATTCTAAAACTCACTCGCACAATCCCAATGGCTGGGGAAGAACTTGCCGCTATCGTTGCAGCGGGCGGTCAATCCGGCGTGGCGCGTGAAAATCTGCTCGGATACGCTAAGGACGCGGCCACAATGGGCGTGGCGTTTGATATGGCAGCTGGTGATGCGGGTGAAGCGATGGCAACCATGGCTAACGTGTTGGGCAAGCCAATAACAGAGATGGCGCAATTTGGGGATGTGATTAACCACCTATCCGATAACGCCAACTCGAAAGCGAAAGATATTGTAAATGTCATTACGCGTGCCGGCTCTGATACACGAATGCTTGGGCTTTCAGAAAAACAATCAGCCGCGCTAGGATCTACCTTCCTTTCAATGGGGAAAGCGCCCGAGCTTGCCGCGCAATCAGTAAAAGGTATGTCAGCAGCGTTTTTACAACTTAAAGCTGGCGAGCATGCAAAAGAGTTAAAACAGCTAGGGTTTACGACAAAAAGCTTCGCCGCAGCGATGAATAAAGATGCGCAAGGGGCGATTTCTTCTTTCATCGAAAAGGTGAAACAGATGCCTGATGACAAGCAATATCCGCTTCTTGCCAAGATATTCGGAAAACAATATGCCGACGATGTATTGATGCTCGCGCAAAACACCGGGGAATATAACCGCCAGTTAGGGTTATTACAAGAAACCGATGAGCATGGGAAGTTAAAATATATCGGTTCAATGCAGCGCGAGTTTGAGAACCGGAGTAATACAGCAGAAAACAAACTCACCAAGTTAAAAAACAGCATTTCAGAATTGGCGACCAAAATTGGCGCGGCGTTTTTGCCGGTGATTTCATCATTTGTTGAAAATATTACCCCAGTCATTTATAGCATCACAAAATGGGTGGAAACTAACCCGCAAATTATGGACTGGGTCTTGACGATTGGTGGCGGTGTTGCGGCTGTTGTGGGCGGCTTATTAACGCTTCACTCAGCGTTTTCTTTTGTGGCGGCTGGATTATTGCCGTTTATTAAAGCGGGGAAATTCCTGGGCGGCTTCTTAGGGAAATTTTTATTTTCAGCAATCAGCAACCTGTCACTTGGGCTTGGTTATTTAATAGGCTACGTGATAAAGGGCGCGATGATGTTTGGAAAAGCGATCTTAATTATGAGTCGCGCTTTGCTTACCAATCCAATCGGGTTAATCATTACGGGGATTGCGGTTGCAGCGTATTTGATTTATGAGAATTGGTCGAAAGTTGGGCCATGGTTCTCTGAATTGTGGAGCAAGGTTTCCGGGGTATTTTCTAACGCCTGGAACGGTATCACAAATTTCTGCTCAACTGCCTGGACAAATATCAGCAATTTCTTCACATCCGGCATCGGCAATATCACATCGACCATTCTAAGCTGGTCGCCATTGGCTTTATTTCAGCAAGTCTTTTCTTCAGTGCTTTCCTGGTTTGGAATTGATGTGCCGGCTAAGTTTATGGATTTTGGCCGAAATATGATAGACGGATTAGTGAACGGTATTAAAAACGCCTGGGAAGAAGCGAAAAAAATCGTTTCAGATTTAGGCGACGGCATTAAGGGGTGGTTCGCTGAGAAGCTGGGTATTCATTCGCCAAGCCGAGTTTTTAAAGGCTATGGCGTGAATGTTGTAGAGGGACTCGCGATTGGGATGGATAAATCAACATCCATCGCAGAAGCCGCGTCAGATAACCTTGCTGGGGCTGTGGGGTTAAATGGTGTGACCCATAACACAGGCGTTCTTGCCAATTATCAGCCGCTCAATCGCGCGGATATCATGCCGCAAACCACCGGGGCGGCCAATAGTGTGGTGGTTAATTTTAACCCGACAATCAACGTCAATGGCGGCTCAAATAGTGACGGAAACGGCGTTTTAAACCAGGTTCAACAAGGCTTAAAGATGAGTTTAAGCGAGTTTGAAATAATGTTGAAGCGCGTGTTAGACCAACAACAACGGAGAGCTTATTAATGTATTTTATGTTAGGAAGTGTGGCATTTGAGCCTGTTGATTTAACTGACTTTAATGAAACCCACGCGGCAGATTTCGCAGAGCATGCAGTCTTAAAAGGAAAACCCCGATTGCAAGCTATGGGCGAGAAGCTCACCGAGCTTAATTTTGCAATCCGTTTGCATCATACGCTTGGCGGTGTTGAGCGCCGCTACCAGGAATTGTTAGGGGCGAAATCAAAACAAGCCGCGCTGCCATTAATTATTGGTCGCGGGAAGTATAAGGGCAATTTTGTGATCACTGATATATCATCGGTCACCTTGTTTACAGATAAACTCGGTAACGCCCTATGCCGCGAGATGAATATTAGCTTGAGGGAATTTGTAGGCGATATTGAAGAGAGCCCTTTAGGCGCAGCATTAAACATTGGTGGAAACTCCTTACTCGGGTCTATTTTGCCGGCTGGTGCGGTCAAGGCGTTATCACAGGTAAAAGAAACCGTGCAAAAGGGCGCAGAGTTATTTAACCAAGGGCGACAAATTGTTGACAGTGTTAGAGATGCCGTGGCGGTTGTGCGCCAGCTATCTAACGATCCAGCGGCCGCATTGGCATATTTACCCGGGATTTTAAAAAATCTTGATGGGGCGATTGGTAGTTTTGGCGAGCTTACCGGGATGAGAGATTTGCTGGAAGGCGTGCATAAAGTGCTGCCAGCGGCGAGCGATTTAGCCCGGGAAAGTGCGGGCATTTATGGTGATTTGCAATCAATGAAAGAAAGCCTAACCCTTGGCAAGGAATCAAACGGCAGCAATTGGGATGGCTGGTTTAAGCCCGCTGATCGCGCACTGGACGATATTAATGAGCGGATTGATAACGCAGCTGCGCCAGTGGCAGAAATGACAGCCTGGGTTGTTTTACGCAAAGATGAGGACGTAATTGATGACACAACAAACCGTACTTAAACATACCGTAAAACAAGGCGAGCGTTGGGATAACCTTGCCTATTACTACTATGGCAATGCATTGGACTTTGAACGCATTATTAATGCCAACCCACATATAGGATTATGCGAAGTGCTGCCAACAGGCGTGACAGTTTATATCCCGGTGCTAAATATTAAGCCTACAAATAATGAATCAATGCCGCCGTGGTTGAGAGGGAATAATGAATAGTAACGTGCCAACCCCTGATTTTTCCATTTTATACGAAAAGACCAACATTACCGCTGATATTGAGCCGCACTTAATTGAGCTTGCGTATACTGATAATCTTGAGGGTGAGTCTGACGAGCTAACTCTGTCGTTTGAGGATGTTAGCGGCAAATGGGTGCGGCAGTGGTATCCAACGCAAGGGGATAAATTAAAGGCGGCCATTGGTTACAAGGGGACGTTGCTTGCCGATATTGGTGCGTTTGAAATTGACGAAGTGGAATATAACTACCGACCTTCGTATATTCAAATCAAGGCGTTGAGTACAGGCATTGGAAAAGCGAATCGCACGTTAAAGCCTAAAGCCTATGAAAACACAACGCTCAAGCAAATAGTTAGCATTATTGCCGAAAAATTAAAGTTAAAAGTAGTCGGGACAATTAAGTCCATTCCGGTGAAGCGGGTGACGCAATATCAAGAGCGCGATGTTGAGTTTTTGGCAAGATTAGCTAGAGAATATCATCACAGCTTTAAGATAGTGGGTGATCAGCTTGTGTTCACGGATAAAGACGAGCTAGGCAAAGAAGAAGCCGTGGCGGCGCTTGAAGAGCGAGATACGATATCTATTACGTTGCGCGATAGAATCAAGGATACTGCCAAGGAAGTTGATGTGAGCGGATACGACGCTACTGGTAAAAAAGTCATCAAAAAGCGCAAAAAAGCAAAGCCGCTGCGCGAAAAGATGAAACAAGCCCAGGCGGCAAGCGGGGACACGTTGAAGATTGTCACCCGTGGGGAAACCCAGGAGCAAATTGATGCACGTGCTGATGCTGCGTTGGCTGAGCAAAACGACGACCAAACAGCGGGAAATATCACGCTGGTCGGCAATCCTAAGCTCGTGGCCGGCAGCACAATATTGCTACGCAATCTTGGCATTTTTAGCGGAAAATATTTGATAAAGTCATCCCGGCATAGCATTACCCGGAATGGCGGCTATATCACAAGTATTGAAGTGCGCATGTTAGAGTTTATCCCGGATGATTTACTTAGCACTGGCGCACTAACAGAAAATCAAACGGGGGAATAAATGAAAACGCATGACTTTGGGGCAACTTATCAAGAAGGCATTATTTCTGCAGTTGATGCCGCGAGCCATAAAGTGCGGTGCAAAATTCCCACGCTTGAAGATTTAGAAACAGCCTGGTTGTCTTATTTAACCCCTAATGCTGGCGGGAATCAGTTTTATTGTCTGCCTGATGTTGGCGAATTGGTGGCATTGTTACTTGATGCACGCGGGGAAGGAGGCTGCGTATTGGGGGCAATTTACAACGAGAAAGACACCACGCCAGCGAATGATAGCAACATGTGGGTAAAAAAATTCACAAACGGCACGGTGATTTCGCACAATCGTAAATCTGGCGAGATTAATATCAATACAAGCGGAAGCGTTACCGTGACAGCGGGAGGCGGTGTGAAAATCAATGCTGATACGTCAATTAGCGGGAATCTAGCAGTGTCAGGAAAAATTACGTCCAGCACTGAAGTATCTGCACCAAAAGTTAAACAAGGATCTATTGAGCTTGGTACTCACAAACACACTGGCGACTCCGGTGGTAAAACAGGCCTTCCGGAATAGCCCACTTCTTTAAATCGCTTTAAAAGCACTCTTCAGCATAGCCTTGTATCATCAAGGCTATGAACACACAAAGCACCCTTATCACAACACACTGGCAGCTTGCACCAAACATTGAAAATCAAGTTGTGCAAGGTATTGATGACATCCATCAATGCATTGACCACATCCTTTCAACAATGAAAGGGACGGATGTGTTGCGACCTGAATTTGGCAGTGATCACTTTCAATATATCGACCAGCCGGAAGATATTGCAATCCCAAACATCGTGCGCGAGGTTACGTTAGCACTTCAGCGCTGGGAGAAAAGAATTAATGTTGACTCGGTCAATGTAGAAGGGACTGCCCCGCACTTTGAGTTTTTAATTTTTTGGTCGCTTGCCGAAGACGTGCATCGTGAAATTTACGCCACGAGGATTACCGGATGAATAGATATGAAGTGAAAGTCGTAGACGACAATGTTGAGAGCATTTTAAGTGAAGCGATTTCGCAGTATGAAAAACGCACCGGGAAAATCTTACAGCCTGCGCACATTGAGCGATTACTTATTAATGTTTATGCCATGCGAGAAAGCCTGGCGAGACAAGGCATTAATGAAGCGTTTCGTCAGACATTCCCGCAATTTGCCACTGGCATTGCGTTGGATTTATGCGGAGAAACGTTTGGCTGTTATAGATTACTCGAGCGCCCAGCGCGCACCATTTTGCGTTTTAGCATTAACGGCGAACATCCGTCTGTAGTCATTCCAAAAGGCACGCGTGTTTCGGTCACTGATGACATTGAATTTGTCACGCTAAATGATGATGTGATCACCCCACTTATTTCTTATGTGGAAATTGAGGCAGCTTGTAACAAGCCTGGCACGGTTGGTAACGGATGGGAGCGTGGACGAATAAAAACGCTTAAAAGTGAAATTAACTTCGCTGGCGAAATAACTGTCACTAATATTGATATTCCAAGTGGTGGTTTATTGCGCGAAGAAGATGACCCATACCGTGCTCGAATTCTTGCTGCGCCGGAAGCATTTACCAGTTGTGGCTCAATCGCCGCGTACGATTATCACACCCGCGCCGTCTCACAAGATATTGCTGATGTCAATGTATCAACTCCACGCGGTGGGCTTGTCCGAATCACTGTTTTAACCAAAACAGGATTGCCTGACAGCCGTCTTTTAAATGATGTGAAGCAATATGTCGGGCCTGAACGCCGTCGACCATTGTGCGATACGGTAGAAGTTATTGCGCCAACGAAGCGAGATTATCAGATCTCCGCGACATTAACATTACTCGATGGTTATCGTGAAGACGTGGTTAAGTCCAAGGCGCGTGATGCGTTGCAGCTTTATCTATCTGATAAAACGAAAAAACTCGGGGTTGATGTTGTGCCATCGGCAATTATTAGCGCACTTCGAGTTGAAGGTGTGTATGACGTTAATTTAACTGAGCCGTCAAAAATCGTAGTCGGTGAAACAGAATGGGCAAATTGTACTGCAATCAATATTAATGCAGCTCCGGAGCGCTCTAATGGCTAATTTAACGTATGCAGATGTAATTGAACGAGAGACTAAATATAAAACGTTGGCTGACCTAAGCCTTAGCATGAATAAGATTGATAACAGCAAGGTGATGACAACGCTGGTCGAGTTAATTGATGATGATTTTATCTCTTTGCTTGCCGAAAAATGGAGCGTGACGGGTTATGACGGGGCGTTTATCGCGAATAGCGATAACTCTAAACGGAGCTTAATTCGAGTCGCGATTGAACTCCATCGATATAAAGGTACGCCGTGGTCAATTCGCGAAGTCTGCCGCCGGTTAGGATTTGGCGAGATTGAGATTGACGAGGGGTTAAAAGCGCGGACTTATAATCACAAGTTTGTTCAGACCATACCGTTAAGTGATAAATGGGCTTATTACGCTATCAGACTCAATCAGCCAATCTCAAACGAACAAGCGGCGCACTTGCGCAAAGTGTTGCGTAATTTCACCCCGGCGCGATGCACGTTAGCCGTGCTGGATTACAAGTCAGTGGCATTCTTGCACAACAATAAGGTGCGATATAACGGCACTTATAACTACGGTTCAAACTAGATTTAAAGCTAATTTAAAGGACAGTTATGGCAAATTTAAAAGAACAAGACAAATGGGAAGACGGAGTCTATCAAATTGAAGAAAACGACCCTGTGCTTGGCGGTGAGAATGGCATTACAAATAAACCCATTAAACAGTTGGCCAACCGCACATCCTGGCTTAAAAAAGCCTTGGAGTTGCTTGGAAAAAAATCAGCGCCGAAAGACTTGACCGCGGATAGCACAAGCACAACTCAAGATGACGGTCATACACATGCACTTCCAAGCGCATCAACTTCGGCGAAAGGTGTGGTTAAGCTAAACTCATCAACGAATAGTGCATCAGAAACCGAAGCGGCTACGCCGAAAGCGGTAAAGGCAGTGCTAGATAAAGCAAATCAATGTGTGCCTTATGCCTCTAATCTTAAAAACTACGCCACAGTTGTGCCTAGCGCTGATGGGTACGGTGGTTATGAGATGGCGGGCGGTAAAAATGGGCATGCTTTCCGCTTGGAGTGCGAAGGTGACCATTTTAAATTTTGGTCTCGTATTGATAATACCCATTACGCTATCCACGCCCCGGCTAAGCGTAATGGCATTCTAGCCTTAATGGATGATGTTAATGCAAAAGTGTCAAAGAACGGCGACGTGATGAATGGGACGTTCTTTATTGATGGAGTTAAATCTGGTGGGTTTGCGAGCGGCTTAGCTATTCGAAATAAAGCTGGTGGACAAAATACGAGTGGGTTTGTGGATTTTTACCAGTCGGATACCGTGCCACGCTCGTCCATTTGGTTTCGAGATGCGGGCAATAACAGCACTCAAATCGAATTTCTAAACACACCTGAAGGCGCTGATTGGAATAGAGATAGTCGTCAAGCAGTGCTTACTATTAAGTCTACAGGTGCTCTATGGAGTAAACAATACGGCTGGCTGCATGACTATTTCGCCAAACAGGCAGACATCAATAATGTATGGAATGAGTTAAACAATACCTACCGAAAAAATAGATACCGACACCAGCATTACCCGAACCATTACAACGGCGCAGAAGTGTTTGATATTCCTATCGCAGACAATGGCGTGATGCGTGTTATTGTCATGAACGTGACGATTAATGGATACTCCAGAGTGAATCTTCCTGAAGCGTATAACGGAAGCTGCATGGTTCAAGCAACAGATGTAGGTGGTGGCCGAAAGGTGGTAGGGGCTAATATTCAGAACGGAAACGTTGTGGAAATTCACGCGGCTGGTGAAGTGGGATTAAATATTTTAACAATAGGATGGTACGGGTGGTAGATATGATGTTATTTAATTTAAATACAAATACGTTCGCGCCTGATTATCTTGTAACAGATAGTCAAGATTGGATTGAAGTGAGCGACGAAGAAATTGATGGCATTTCTGCCAGTATAACAGGCGGAGGTGCGGTTTGGCTAGAAAACGGGAAAGTTAAATATTCCGGTAAAGCGCCAAGCGAGTTTCATGAATTTGATAATGTAACAAAACAGTTTGTTTTATCAAAGACAAAGCAATCTGAGTTTACCAAGGAAACACAATCTCGACTAATCAATAACATTGATGCTCGCGCGGCCTCAATTTATAGCACATGGACGCGTTTTGAATCTGAGTATCGCGAGCGCCAAAATGCGGCAGAAGCATATAAGGCAGCTGGCTATCAAGGCGAATGTAGTCGATATATCACGGACTTTGCTAAACGCGCCGGGTTAAATAACCAAGCCGCAACAGATTTGATTTTGGTGCAAGCCGCTGGGCTTGAGAAATTACAGGTCGAGCTTGCCAACCAGCGCATGCGTAAGTATGAGCTTAAAGTGCCAGGATTGACAATCGAAAAAATGCAGTCAATCCATGATGACATTATTAAGCAAATGGATGCATTAATGGAGGCTTATAACAATGGCTAACCGTATCTATCTCGCGTTTTATAAGCATAAACGCAGCTTTCTGAAAGAACCTTTTAAAGCCTTGGCTGATGCGGTGACGCGCTTTTTTACAAAAGGCCAATACTCTCACTGCGAGATAGCGATTGAGCGCATGGAATTCGTCCAAGGCGATCATTATGAGCACATTACAGTTTTTGATTGCTATTCATCGTCTGTACGCGATGGCGGTGTTCGATGTAAGCAGATTGATTTGTCAGACACAGACAAGTGGGATTTAGTCTTACTAGATAATGTAACAGAAGCACAGATTAAATCTTATTACAACCGCACGTCCGGCGCTAAATATGACTGGTGGGGCGCGTTAGGTATTGTGCTTGGGATTAAACAAAAACGAAGCAAATATTTTTGTTCGGAATGGTGCTTTAACGCAATTTATAACAGCGAAGAAGGCTGGCGATTTAGCCCAAACCAACTTGCAGCGATGGTGCGTGAAAATGGATAAAACAACGATTAACCTTTACCGTGGTGATGACGAGGAATGTATTGTTCGCCTGTTTGAAAAACAGCCGGATAAAACATTAAAACCGCTCGATTTGAGTGATATGGCACGCTTTGATTTATGGGCGAAAGTCCGAAACAACGCCGTGCTAACGCTATCATCCACAACAGGTGAAATCGAAGTTATAGATGCCCCGGGAGGCGTTTTAAAAATTACGTTTAATCACAGCTTAACAAAAGACGCGACGTGGTCTCAAGCGGACTATGATTTGCAGGCGGTATCTAATAAAGGACGGGTTAAAACGCCAATTCAAGGTGGTCGAATTAACCTCAAATTTGATGTTACACCTGATATGACAGAGGCGCGTAATGGATGACATTGTTGCAGTGGTTGACCCACCACAAGAAATAGTGGCGGTTGTAGAAAAGGGAGAGGTTATCAAACTTGAAAGCGACCAAGCAGATAAATTACCAACTCTCGAAGAGTTGAAAGCATTTTTTAATATAGGAGCAATTTAGCAATGGCAAGACCAGACTTCGCACAGATTTTAACAGAGTTTGCAGAATTTTTAGGGGGGAAAGATAAAGAAATCAGACAGCTTATCGGTGACCCGCAAACCCTAACAACAACGCAGAAAGCAACGTTAGTTGGGGCGTTGAATGAGATTAAGCAAACTATCAACACGCTATCAAGCCGCGCAGCTGGTATTAATGATAGTGCAACCGATGATGCATCGACGCTATCAGCTAAAAAAATCCTCGAGCTATTAAAACAGGCAAAAGCCGATGTTAAAAATGAGTTGTTAGGCGGCGAAGTGGACGCCAGTATTGACACTCTAAAAGAGCTTGGCGACATGTTAAATGGCATTAAAACCGGCGAGGATGGACTTAATAAGCTGATCCAAAAAGTGACTCAAACCAACCAATCGTTAACATTACTTGTTCAACGATTTACCGTTCTCGATGGTATTAACCTCAAGGACGCATATAACAGAGGGTATAACCGATAATGACAATAGAGGCAGGTTTGAATGAATTTGCCGAATTTCTAGGCGGCGAGATTCGGCGAGTTGAGAACAAAATCCAAACTGTCGGCGGGCAATCCAATAGCCCAGCTAGCGCTCAGATTATTACCGGCGAAGGACGGCCGGATAAGCCCGAAACCACTGGTGGTAAAATCACCGGGAACGAACCAAATGGTACGTTTTATAACTCCACAGACGGCGCTCGCGTTGGCGCATATTTTTGGCAAAAGCAATATAGCAAATGGATTGTCATATCGGGGGATACTGGCTCCAGAGGAATGTCTAAAAGCTCTGTAAATATTAAAGAGGGTACTGTATATCTAAGGAGAGTGGGCAATATGGTGGAGTGTTCTTTCACTAACGGTCGGTGGGGGACAGTATCATTTTATGGGAGCAGTAATCCTAAATTTACCCGAAAAAATCATGCGAAACGCATGGATATTTTACCTCGCCAAAAAATCCCGTACGGATTTCAAACTACAGTCCCTATTATGTTACCTTTTTATAGTGATGATGGGGAAAACATTGCATCGGTATATGTAGCCAATAAAGGGGACAGCAATTACATCGAGCTACGCTTTAACGGCAACGTACCAACGGCAGACATCGACTATATGAGGATGCCTGTGATCACTTGGATAACAAACGATCCATTCCCCGAAACTCTGCCTTAATTTAAACCAAGGAATAATAATGACAAACAAACAAACAAACAAATAAACAAATGGAGCGTATTATGTTTAAACAAGCCCCACTTCCATTCGTTGGTCAAAAGCGGATGTTTTTAAAACACTTCGAGGAAGTGTTAAACGCTAATATTAAGAACGATGGCGAGGGATGGACTATCATTGATACATTTGGCGGAAGCGGTTTATTAAGCCACGTTGCTAAACAACTCAAGCCTAAAGCACGCGTAATTTATAACGACTTTGATGGGTATGCTGAGCGATTATCTCATATAGACGACATTAACGCGCTTCGTGCGCAGCTTTACGCGGTAGTCGGTAACGCTACGCAAAAAAACAAAAGATTAACGAAGGATTGTAAAGCAGAATGCGTCAAAATCATTCAGAATTTCAAAGGCTATATTGATCTAAATTGTCTAGCAAGCTGGCTTCTATTTAGCGGCCAACAAGTGGCAACCTTGGATGACCTATTTCAGAACGATTTTTGGCATTGTGTTAGACAGTCAGATTATCCGAAAGCAGATGGATATTTAGATGGGCTTGAGATTACTCGCGAGTCATTCCACACGCTTTTACCTAAATTTAGCGGCGACCCTAAAGCCTTGTTTGTTCTCGACCCGCCATATTTATGCACCCGCCAGGAAAGCTACAAACAGGCGACGTACTTTGATTTAATCGACTTCCTCCGATTAATCAACATTACTCGACCGCCTTATATCTTCTTTAGTTCAACGAAGTCGGAGTTTGTGCGGTTTATTGAGTATATGGTCGAAGATAAGGTTGATAATTGGGAGGCTTTTTACAACTCTGAGCGCGTTGTTGTTAAGGCTTCAGCAAGTTATTCCGGGAAGTACGAAGATAACATGGTCTATAAGTTTTAAGACTTGAAATTTAAACGCCCTTTAATGATGATTTAAAGGGCGTTTTTTATTTCTCAAAATTCTTGGATTTTAACCGCTAAAAATGAGAAACTTGCGATATTTTAAAATTCTCACTTTTAGCGGTTACGTTTCTCAAAATTCGCGAACGGCAACAGCAGACGATATCGTCTGCCCTTTTATTTTAAAGGTGATTGAAATGAACGCATCCCAATCTCCAATTACCATTCTTGGTTGCGGTTCTTATGGAACAGCGCTCGCTATCTCATTTTCTCGCAATGGTTCTCCAACCTATCTTTGGGGGCACAATCCCGATCACATTCATCAAATGCAACAGGAACGTCAAAATCGCCGTTTTCTGCCTGATATTGAATTTCCAGAAAGTTTGCATTTAGAATTAGATTTGAAAACTGCGCTTGATCAAGCTAAAGACATTTTAATTGTGGTGCCAAGCCATGCTTTTGGTGAAATTCTGTTAAAAATTCGACCGCACTTAAAACCTGATCATCGTTTAATTTGGGCAACCAAAGGATTAGAACGCAACACAGGCCGATTACTACAAGAAGTAGTGGAAGAAACCTTAGGTAAAGGAATTCCGACAGCAGTGCTTTCAGGTCCCACTTTTGCGAAAGAATTGGCTCAAGGTTTGCCTACGGCGATTACCCTTGCCTCTCGTAATGAAAAATTTGCCTTAGAATTTCAAGCTCGGATTCATTGCAGTCAGCATTTTCGGGTGTATGTAAACCAAGATATGATCGGCGTTCAATTAGGTGGCGCCATTAAAAACGTAATTGCGATTGGTGCAGGTATTTCAGATGGTATGGGATTTGGTGCCAATGCCAGAACAGCATTGATTACCCGTGGGATTGCGGAAATTACTCGCTTAGGCGTATCCATGGGGGCTAATACGCAAACCTTTATGGGTATGTCTGGTTTAGGGGATTTAGTGCTCACTTGTACCGATAACCAATCCCGTAATCGTCGGTTTGGTTTAATGCTTGGTAAAGGTACCGATAGCCAACAAGCCATGGATGAAATTGGTCAAGTGGTAGAAGGTTTTTATAACACCAAAGAAACCTATTTATTAGCGCAACGACAAGGCGTCGAAATGCCGATTACAGAACAAATTTACCAAATGCTCTTTTGTGGTAAAAGTGCACAAGAAGTCGCACTGAGCTTATTAGGTCGTGAACGAAAAGGCGAATAAGGAGAAAAAATGACATTAGAAGTATGGCAACACATTCGCCAAGAGGCAAAAGAATTAGCAGAATGCGAACCAATGCTCGCAAGCTTTTTTCATTCCACTATTTTAAAACATCAAAATCTTGGCAGTGCCTTGAGTTATTTGCTTGCGAATAAACTGGCTAACCCGATCATGCCGGCAATTTCTCTACGTGAAATTATTGAAGAAGCCTATCAGGCCGAGCCCAATATCATTGACTGTGCTGCTTGTGATATTAAAGCCGTACGCCACCGCGATCCTGCCGTGGAATTATGGTCTACCCCATTGCTTTACCTAAAAGGTTTTCACGCTATTCAGAGCTATCGCATTACCCATTATTTGTGGAACCAAAATCGAAAAGCACTCGCACTTTATTTACAAAATCAGATTTCAGTGGCTTTCGATGTGGATATTCACCCTGCTGCCAAAATTGGGCACGGTATTATGTTTGACCATGCTACCGGTATTGTCGTGGGCGAAACTTCGGTAATTGAAAATGATGTGTCTATCTTGCAAGGCGTCACACTGGGTGGTACAGGTAAAGAATCCGGCGATCGCCATCCAAAAGTACGAGAAGGCGTAATGATTGGAGCAGGTGCAAAAATTCTCGGTAATATCGAAGTGGGCAAATATGCCAAAATCGGCGCCAATTCTGTTGTACTTCAACCTGTGCCTGAATATGCCACCGCTGCAGGTGTGCCTGCTCGTATTGTCGGCAAAGACAAAGCGGCAAAACCGGCATTTGAAATGAATCAATATTTTATCGATGATGATATAAATCTAAATATTTAAGGAATCGATATGATTAACAAAGACACCCAACTTTGTATGTCCCTTTCTGGCAGACCGGGCAATTTTGGCACAACATTCCATAACTATCTGTATCAAAAACTCGGGCTTAATTTTATCTATAAAGCCTTTACGACTACGGATATTGAAAGCGCCGTCAAAGGCATTCGTGCACTTGGTATTCGAGGTTGTGCCGTTTCAATGCCTTTTAAAGAAAGCTGCATGCCATTTTTAGATGAAATCTCACCTTCTGCGCAAGCCATTCAGTCTGTGAATACTATTATGAATGATCAAGGTTTTCTTCGTGCTTACAACACCGACTATATTGCCATTGTTAAACTTATCAAAGAATATCAATTAGATAAAAAGAGTCGCGTGATTGTACAAGGCAGTGGTGGTATGGCTAAAGCCGTCGTCGCGGCCTTTAAAAACAGTGGATTTGAGCATCTGAAGATTTTTGCTCGAAATGAAAAAACAGGTAAAAATTTAGCCGCACTTTATGGCTATGAATATATCCCATC